ATGAGCACGCAGGCATGAGAGAAGTTAATTTTGAGACGGTACACTAGAAGAGGTATTGATATCTACCGTTAGTGGAAATGGAGCAGAGAATGCAGGCTTACCTGTAGAGTTAATCACACTTAACTATGGACGAATAAAATTCGAGTACTCACAGCAGCGCCGTGCTGACGGCGGAAGTGCTGGGATCGTATCCGGCGGATGGGACAGGACTGCGAATAAGCCATTTGCATAAAGCAGTGGTTTGAGTGCCCTGTCACAGCAGAAACCCGCCTACCAACTAGGCGGGCATGCCGGATCACCAGTAAACGGCAAATATTAACGCAAGAAGAACAGCAGTACCTACTGACTCCTTTCTAGTACAGCTTATAAAAATCAACAACTGTACAAAAAGAGCAAGCAGCACAGTCATGGTTCTTATATCACCGCGCGTATTGGATCTGTCCTCAATATGCGGCACTATGGAACTTGGTTCCATCCAATCGTATTGCGACCCATGAAACATCATATACATTAGCAGACAGGAGACGTAAACCGCATACAGCAAAACCCTGATCAAAGTACCTTTAGCTGTCATATGCATTACCTTACAAGCTGACCAAAAAAATCCCACCTTTTCACAATAAAATCTCCGTAACTGGTGTCTTCTTTTATTTTCTCAATAGATGGGTTTGTCCCTCGATTGTATCGAGCACCAATGATACGCACCTCGTCCATACCGATGGAGGTAAAATTGTCGTGATCCGCAAGCAGCCGCAAGTGCTTTGCAGCCAGATCAATATTATAGATATCCTGCTCCAGACAGTTGGCTAAGCTTCTCAAATCGCTGATAGACATGTCATCGGGGTTTAGACCTAATGTTACTGCTGCGGTCCTAAGCTGAACACTCACCCAACCAAAACTAGTTTTGGAAGGTGGCGGCGTCATTACGGTCGGTAAATTCCCCAAATGATCGAACACTCTAAATTCGAACGCGGCCCTATCAGCAGAATTTGGATCTCCTCCAGCTTCTATCCAACACACACCAGCCAGCAGCTCTATAGGAAGTGAATATTTTACGGCTGACGCCTTGATAAACTGTTTATTATGAATCAACCAAGTATCTTTGAAACGCTGGATATGACCTCGCCCTCCACCAAACCGTGCAGGCACCAACTTCCATACAAAAACATCAAACAACCCCCAAGTAGGGCTGCCGTTGGATTCCGGCGTGCAAAAATCATTCATATCAACTCATCCATGACTTAGCTCTCGTTGGCGTACTGTATCATCAAAATTCTCGTGCGGTGTACCGGTCGTTGATCGACTTGAAGCAAACATTAGAACAGCCCACCAAGTGCATTAGGTTCCCAATTCATGATTACCAACTCACCGCTGACATCAACCCTTCCCTTTCGCTGGTTCGCTGTGCTGTAGAGAATGTCCACCGCTTCAAAATGAAACCCATCAAACACCTGCCGGATATCAGGGTGATCGTTGATGCTCACCATCACCTTCCCCCTACACCGCCGCATGAACTCCGCCATGCGCTCGTAGTTCTCAAACGGAAAATCCACACCGTACCCAGCCGTCTGCCAGTACGGCGGATCCATGTAGTGGAATGTGTGGGGCCGGTCATAGCGCTCGGCACATTCGAGCCACGGCAGATTCTCCACATACGTACCGGACAAACGCTGCCAGGCCGCAGAAAGGTTCTCCTCGATCCGCAGCAGGTTGATGGCCGGGCCGGTCGTGGCAGTGCCAAACGTCTGCCCGCTGACCTTGCCTGCAAAGGCGTGGTGCTGCAGGTAGAAGAATCGGGCGGCGCGCTGGATATCGGTGAGGGTTTCGGGACGGGTCATTTTCTGCCACTCAAATACCTGGCGCGAGCTGAGCGCCCATTTGAACTGGCGGACGAATTCTTCGAGGTGATTTTGGACGACGCGATACAGCGTCACCAGATCACCGTTGATATCGTTCAAGACCTCAACGGGAGCTGCCTGGGGACGCATGAAGTAGAGGGCCGCACCGCCAGCGAACACTTCGACGTAGCATTCGTGGGGTGGGAAAAGCGAGATGAGACGGTCGGCCAGGCGGCGTTTGCCGCCCATCCAAGGGATGATGGGTGTGGACATAGAAAGCAAGACCTTTACTGTATATATAAACAGGTGCTAGGCTCGCTCCGCTTTGTGCACGAAGCGAGAGCCTTGGCTGGACTTGCAGGGGTAATCTGCGGGAACGGTGACCAGCTGCGATGTTGGCGCATCTCTGCTGGTCGCTCTTTTTCATTTTGCTGCTGGGAGTCTTTCGGCTTTGGAGAGAACCTTCAAGGCACGTTCGTAGAGCATTTGTCGATCTGCTTGGCCATTGGTGCCGCCGTTGATACGCTTGGTGATCGTCAGGAAGTCGCCTTTATCAGCCAAGGTATTGAGTCCAGCACGGTGCCAGAACCAACCTGCCGACATGGCTGCATGCTCTGGACGCTCCAGGAGTTCGGGATGTTTAAGAAGATCCAGCCCTAATGCCTCTGCACACGCGGCGTAATTGTCACGCCCGGTGATCTGTATAAGTCCCCTGCCCCGATACAACTGACCATCATCATCGTCCTCTGGAGTGTTACCAAGGCGTTCAGCCAGCCGCCCAGTGTCGTACTTGTCGAGATATTGATCGCTGCCCAGCTCGCGCACGTAGCGGAGCTGGCCGGACTCGTGCCCTACCTGAGCCAGAAACGCAGACATGCGCAATCTGGTGACGATGGCGTACTTGCTCATCGCAACGTTTAGGACAGGAACAAAAACGCCAGCTCGGGAGCTGGCGTTGGGGAGGATCTGCAGCAACTGCTGCGTGGTAATCGACATGCGTGACTCTCCTGGTGAGTAGGTGATGATCTGTCTGTTTAAAGCTGCACGACCTTGACCGGTTTCTTCTCTTTCTTTTTCTTGCCCTTCGCCTTGGCCTTGCCGGATTTCCCGCCGTTGCACTCCACTGCTGTAGTCCAGCCAGACTGGGTGAATACCTGCTCCACCGAATCAACCAAGTACTCGCCATCAAGGCCGACCTTGAAGTCCAAGGCATTGATCATTCGCTCTGAGAACAAATCGGTGCGCCCAGCCATTTCCAGCCGAACACCTGCGGTACTGCGATTGAATGCCGCGAGACGCGCTTTGGCAGCCTGCTCAGCAGCGGACTTGTTGGGATGGATATGGCGGTCGGTATGAACGGGCGGGAGGCCGTTAGGGGATTGGTCGTTGCTCAACTCAACTACCTGCAGCTTCCCAGTCTTCTTGTCCAGATGCTTGGCCTGGACGGCTTTCTGTGTCGTCTTGTCGCTGAGGCGAAACTGCCACCGTGCCACGTCATGACGTCGGATCGTTACGACCCCAAGGGCTTTACCGCTCGCACTCACCCCGTCTTGCCGAGGCAGCATCAGCAACTTGCCGTCTGCAACTTTCGCGGTGCAGTCATACTTCTTGGCCACCCGGGTGATGAAGTTGTAATCCGACTCGTCGAGTTGATCGACGCGAGGCACTTTTGTCGTGACGGTACACACCGGCTTCCAGCCATTACGTGCAGCAACATCGCTGACGATCTGCTGCAGGGAGACGTTCTCCCAACTGCCGGAACGGGTGGTCCGACCGGTGCCGCGCATATCGCTGGCCTTGCCGCGTATGACCAACGTATCGGGAGGACCGGACGCCTCGATGTCATCAACGGTGTAAAGACCTAGTCGGGTCAGTCGATGCCCTTCGTAACCGAGGTATATCTCGATGTCCGCACCACGCGCAGGAAGGGAAACGGCACGATCCCTGTCGTCGATGCGCAGCTCAAATTCATCTGACTCCATGCCAGGCTTATCGCTTGTGCGCAGCAGCAACAAACGGTCGTTGATCAACGCCGTAATGTCGGTGCGGTCCGCAACAATTCGGAATGCAGGCTTCATGAGACCTTCTTAATAGCCATGGGAAGGCATGACGAACTCACCAGAATCCGCCGCCGACTGTTGATGAAAGTTGGATGTGAACCGGCTGCCAGCTAGCCCCAGAGCTGTATCACTTCCTCGGTCTGGGTGAGCAGGTCCGGTAACAGGATCTGCACACCCGCTCGATAAGGTTGAGGCTCATCAGCCAAGCCCTGATTCGCATCCAGCACCGCCTCAACGCTACCGTTCAAGTGCCCGTAATACTGGTGGCAGATAGTGTCCAGCAGATCTCCGTCAGACGTTCTGCAGATCGTCGCCATAACTTACAAACTCCAGTGAAAAGCCCTGTTTTCGGGGAATACCCCCGGCGAGCAGGTTGCTCTGTTCTTCATCCACACTGAGCAGGCACCAGTTGCCCAGCACCTCGCCGTAACCGGTTGTCAGGCTCAGCGGCTGCAGGTTGCGCCCCATACTGCGTAAGGTGTCCAGTTGCTTGAGACCGCCCTTGAAGCCGGGGAAAATGGCGCCCTTCAAACTCAGTTTGTCGTCGCCCAGACCGACTGCCTGTTGCGCAATGCTGCGCGTCAAACGCTCTTGCCCGGCCCAGCGGAACGCGGTCTGCCTGCGAAGCTCATCGAAGGCAGCCGTGTCCAGGTTGAAGTAGTACGGCTGCGCCTCAGGCTTGAGCGGCTGGACGATCAGTAAATGTGGGAACGGCTTCACGGCCTCGGGTGCCGGTGTCATCTGCGCCGCAAAACTGCCCGTTGGCACGATGTTGCCCAGCGTCGGACTGATGCTTCCCGCAACCCGATTGATCGCAGCTCCAGCCTTGGAAGCCTGCTCTTGTAGTGTCCCCATGCGCTCCTGCACTTGCGATGCTGCACTGGTCGCCTGCCCGTACATCGCCGCTACCTGCCCAACCTTCGACTGCGCAACACTGATGCCTCGCATAGTACGTTGCAGTTTTTCGCCAATGGCTGGACCGATAAACGGGACGTTTTCCAGCTCCGACGCAGCCCCCGTCATATCACCGACGGCCCCATTCAAAGGACCGAGCATGTCATCCAGACTACGGCGTCCAGCCTCTCCCGCTGCAATCAGGTATCTCAACGATGACTGCAGCTGTTCTGCGTAAGCCATAACCTTTCCTCACCCTACGTGTGGGGCATCAAACAGTTGGCGAGCGGACGCCTGCCGACTGAACTCTTCAAACTGACGCTGCAGAAACGGTGCTATGTCCCGCGCCAGTTGTGCGGGGTCCTTTACATCGCCTTGTACGTTGACGGGCATATGCGGCGCGAAGGTGAATTGCTGGTCAACCTTGGCGGGTTCAGACTTGCTCTGCTCAGCAGCTTTGACGACAGCAGGCAACGCTAGCGGGGCGGGTGCTACCGCCGCCATCGCTTTGACCACATCGCCAGGTGCAGCAGAAGGTTTGGTATCCCCGGTCTTGCCCGCGATGGCCTCGGTTTTTTCATCTGAGCCAAACAGCGCTTTGCCCAGAAAGCCACCGATATCCTGCCCGCCCATGCCACCGAGGAACGCCCCAACCGCGCCACCGATGGCCGTACCGATCACTGGCACGATAGAGCCAATAGCGGCACCCGCCGCACCGCCTGCCAGTGCACCGGCCAAGCCACCCGCCGCGCCACCGTAGCCTTCCGCTTTCTCATCCTGGGTCTCGGCGTTCTGGTATGTGTCCAGAGCGAGCATGCCCGCATCCAGAAACTTCGCGCCGGGTACCATCTTGGCAACGCTACCCAGCTTGCCTGCGGCACCAGCCAACCGCGCCAGTCGGCCTGCAGGTACAGGAGGGGCTGGCGGTGTCGGAGGACGCGGAGGTCCTGTGCGTCGACCACCGGCACCGCCAGCTGCGCCGCGCCGTCGACTGCGGCGGGATCGGCGTTGATCACCCGGCGCATCCGAACCACCACCGAAGGCACTGGCGTTGACCACAAAGACCTTCTGCGGCTCAGAGCTGCCGCCCTTGGCACCGTCAGAGTCATTACCACCTTCACCAAACAGATCAAGGATCTTCAGGCCGGTGTCGACCGGATCAAAACCGGTCTTGCCGCTTTCCTCTGCGTCGTCATCAGCATCGTCAGCTCCGCCCTTGCCGTCAGCATCAGCCTTACCCTTACCTATTGCTTTGTCGTTGCCTTTGAGCGCTTTGAGACCGGTTTCCAGCAAGCCTTTGACCGCCCCCACCTTCCCTTCTGGCTTATCGTCTTTGTCGCCCGAGTTGGTGACGTAGACTTTCTGCACCTTGTTTGGATCACCAGTCAGGGAGCCACGCCCCAGGTTGAGCAAACCCTTGCCGATTTTGAACACACCGGCAGCCGACTTCAGCGCCAGCAGCCCAGTGCCTATCGACGCGATGGCCAGCACCACTGGCTTGGATGTGTCAGAAAGCGCAGTAAACTCTTTAGCCGTTGCAGTAATGCCCTTCGCAACCGCGTCAGTGACCGGACGTATCGCATCACCAATGCTGCGCATCGAATCGTTGACTGCCTGAAACGTCTCGGCCCAGATCTGCGACGATGCACCCCGGCGCTCGGCAAGGTTTTTGTCGAGGATCCCCGAAGCGTTCTGCGAGTCTTTTTTCAGTTGCTCATACAACGCGCGATTCTGCGTGTAAGCGGTTAGTGCAGCCTTGACCTGCATGTCAGCAAAGAGATCGCCGGTTCGTAGCGCCTGCTCCAGCGAGTCCAGCATCTCCTTGGCTTTCGCCGGATCAGTCTCCTTACTGATCTTGGCCGTTGCCTCCTTCATTTTTTTGGCTTTTTCAGGGTCTGTTTTTTCGATATAGCGCTGGGCCAGCGCAAAGCTGGATTCAAGGGTCGACATGCCCTTTTGAATACCGGTGTTCAGCGACCCCTGATAATCGATACCGACGTCCTTGTACGACTTCACCACGTCGGTGGAGCCGATCTTCTCCATCCAGTTCTTCAGGTTATTGGCGGCCTCGTCCGAGCCACCGGCCGTTTTCATCTGGACCTGCAGCATTGCGCCGAGCTGGCTCACCGAGTCCATGCCAGTGACACCCAGCTTGCCCATGCCCGCCAGCAACTGCGGGAACCAACGCGCCATGTCACTGGCCTCAAAGCTGCCCGCCTGGCCCTGCATGGCAATTGCTTCGAGGGCTTTTTCCATGACCTTGGGGTCGGTGATCTTGGCGTTCTGCTGCAGTGCCTGAATCATGTTGGCCGTATCGTTGCCGCTGGCCCCCTGCCCGACTGCAAACTTCGCTGCCACCGGCGCGTAGGACAGTGCCTTGTCCAGGCTCATGCCTGCGCCAACCAGCTTGTTGACCAGGTCGGCCACGTCATTGCGTGCCATGCCGGTGTCTTGCGAGGTCTTGATGACCGAGGTGGTCAGCTCTGCTTCCTGCGGCTGATTGGCTACGCCGGCCTTGATCGCGATGTCCCGGATGATTGCCTGATAATCGGCACTGATCTTGGTCGGTACGGCCATTGCGCCGACACCAGCGACGGCGGTACCGATACCCGACTTGAGCCTGGCTTTACCTTGCTCGATCTGTTGATGCCCCTTGACCTTGAGGTCCATGCTTCTGGCCACACGGTCAAGGGACTGATATTCCTGCCTGAGCTTACCGACCTGAACACCCTGTTTACGCAACGTGTCGAGGTTGGTCTCAAGCTTGCGCAGCAAACCAGAGGCCGATGCAGCACCACTGTCGTGCGCTTTCTTCCACTCATCACGCAGGCGCATGGTTTCGCCAATCGTGTTTCTCAGCACCTTGGCCTGATTACCGCGCTGCTCCAGCTTCTTGATGCGGCTTTCAACGGTGTTGAACGCCGCACCCACAGTCGGGCTGACAGCGCCGCCAATCACCAGGCCCAATGCCAGATTGTTCGCCATCATTCACCTCAGATGTTGGGATGGGCTCAGTCCGTGAGCCACCAGATCATGTCCGAGAAAGACATGGACATGATTTCCGCCGACGAAAAACCCAGCTCTTTTGCGAGCCGCTTCGCCGCGAGCCTCTGCAATGCGGGGTCAAAGCTCGTCGTCGCGCACCAGGCGAAAATAACCGGCCTGCAGGCGGCTGTAGTCCTTGAGGGACAACCCTTCAAGATCGCGGACGCCCATCTCAGCCAGGGATGCGAACAGGTTCAGCTCGCGCTGTTCGTCGTCGCCGTTGGCAGCAGCCTGCGCGGTGCGAACATCGCGCACGGTAGGCGCGCGCATGGTGATGGTGTCGACCTGAACGCTGTTGACCTCGGCAGGCTTGGTCAGCTTCACTGACACACTCTCGGCCGTCAGGATCATCCACTTCGGATTGGTATTTACTTGAGACACAGGCTGTTTCCTTCTATCAGAGGCCAAGGGCCGAACGTTCCGCCGCGAGTTGATCGACACCATTGATCACACGCTTCATGCCCAACGCATCGATCTCGTAGACCACACGGCCGTCCACTTCCAGCTTGTAGTACGTGAGCGCGACCGCGTGTTTGATCTCGGCCTTGTCACCCGCTTTCCAGTCCCCCATGTCGACCTCTTTGAGTCGGCCGCGCTGGGTCACCACGACCGGGGTGATCTTGCCTTTGAGCCCTTTAAAGGCACCACGGAACACACCGTTGAAGGCCGTGCCATCCGCCAGGCCGAAGAACTTCAGGGACTCGCGCCGCACGCCCGTGGTGGTGAAATTGGACTCCTGTTTTTCCATACCCATGTCCAGCTCGACCGGCAAGTCCATGCCACCGCCACGGTGCTCTTCAGTCTTGAGCGTCATCTTGGGCAGGGTCAGGCTGGGCACGTCGCCCTGAAAGCTGACACCGTCCACGAACAGGTTCAGGTTGCTCAGTGTTTCGGGAATCATTGCCATCGTTGCAGCTCCTTAAGCGGCAGAGTCGAGCACTTCGGTCAGCCATTGATTGGTGACCTCAACGCGGAAGTTAGGGTTTTCTGCAGGTGGCACATCGGTGAAACGGATGTTCCAGTACACCTTGCCCTGCTCCAGCTGAGTGGCCGTGTTCAACTCGGTGTCCGCGAACACTTCAAAGTTGATGATCGCGCCCTGATTTTTCAGATCACGCATGAACGCCTGCAGGCCTTCGGTCACGTCCTTGACGTAGGTGGCAGTGATCGAGCGGTCGACTGCCCATTTGTGCCCGTAGAGGATCGCGTCCATGACAATGTCCATGGTGCGCACGCGGGTCACGAACGCCCATTTGGAATCGCTGCTGAGCGTGCGGTTGCCCCACAACCGATAGCCATCGTCGCGGATGATCGTGGCGATATTGGCGTTGTTGAGCAGGTTGGCCCGGCAGGTTTCGTCACCGTCCAAAAACTCGATGGGCCGCTTGGTGCCCGTGATGCCTGCAAACTCTTTGTTCGACGGCGAGGCCCAGAAACCGTACTCCGCGTCGGTCCAGGCGAACAGACCTGCCACCCAGGCAGAGCCCGGTGCATCGACTGTCCCATTGGCGGTGGTATCCCAGTACTGGACACCGGGGTCGACCATGAAAGAGCGCTTGCCACCGAAGTTCTTGGCGTACGCCATGACCGCTTCGTCAGTGGTGTTAGGGCCATCAATGATCGGCAGCCCCCGCAGCTTGTCTGCCAGTGCAGTCAACGCTTTACCGACCGCCAGAATCGAGCTGTGCTTGGGCGCGATCAGCAGTCGAGGCTGGGCATTGAATCGACTCTTCCCGTCGAGCAAGGCCTGAAGCCCTGTACGGGTGCCATCGGCTTTGACACCGCCGATGATGGCGGAGGTCTGCAGGGCCGCGTCGTCCAACTTGGCGACGCCGCATGCAACGATCACAGCCTTGGCTTTGACGTAGATCGCCTGACAGGCTTTGGTGATTGCCGAGTCAGGACCAAACGCTGCAATAGCCTCGCGCTCGGAAGTGATCAGCACTAGGTCATTGACCTTGGCGCTGTACGCAGGCGCTTCTGTGAACGTATCCACCAAGCCAATAATTGAGGACGTGGGGAGCGAAATGGTGCGTGCGCCGGTATCGACGTTCGTCACAGTCACGCCGTGGAAGAAACTCATAGGACAATCTCCAGAAACGAAAAACCCCGCATGGCGGGGTTGGGTGGTGCTGCGTTATGCGTAACGGGCGAGCGCTTAGACGAGCGCCGACACCCAGTCAGGAGGCTGGGGGCGACTCTCTGCGCTTGGGAATGCAGGTAACTGCGGCCAGTCGCGAAGATCCAGCCGCCAGGCTTGAAGTGTTGAGTACTGATCATCATTCAGCGTGGTCGCGCGCTTAGCTTCCTTTTCGTCGCGGTGACGCACGATTAGTGGGTCGGTGGTTGCAAGCCACTGGTCGCGCCAGTAGCGAGCGCCCTGTCTCAGTTGTTCGTCACTGGCCGGGGGCGGATCTTCGAGAATCGGGAAGCCAGCCGCACCCGTGACAATAAGCTGGCCCTCGCCTTGTCCGCCCAGCAACATCGAATAGTCCTGTTCTGACACTTCCACGGCGTCGTCAGGCATATCGTCACCCAGGATGTCAGGGCGACAGAAAGCACCCAGCGAAGCACTCCAGTAGTTATTCATTTATTCACCTATGGCCCAAACACGAATGAGGCGCGCCCCCGTATCCTCACTGAAGGCGAAGCCGTTGACGGACCCGAGGCCGAGTCCCTCCGTGGTGATTTGAAACTTGTTGATTCCCGCCCCGTTCCCCTGGATCGCGAACGCCTGATGGCATGCATTTACAAAACTGGTTGGAAGTACCGCAGTCCAGGCCATTGACGCTCCTGCTACGGGAGTGAATGAAATCTGCGTCCATTGAAGTATTTTTCCGCTCAACAATCGGGTCCATCCCGATTGTGCTCCAGACTTCATCTGCGCCTTGATGCGGCCAGCCTCAACCTTATCGATTCGAAAAACCAAATCGGAACCGGAGTTCTGTCCTCCACCCTCCGCAAACAGTCCACTGTCACCGTCCTCGGCGAACGTATACCCCGCCACTGATGAGTTGTCCTCTGTATTGGGAGGGCCTTTGGGCACCCTCACACCACGAAAGAACTGTGCTGCGCCGCCTGCGGAATGCTGGAAGATGACTTCGCCGTTGGCTGCCAACTGCAAAGTGCCGTCCGTGGGACTGAACAGGCCGGTATCGTCATCAAACACAAAGCCACTGTCGTTTGTATTGCCCGCATTGGCCGCGCCTACCTTAGCCTTCAACTTGCCCTTGAGTTGTCCTCCAGACAGGCTGAGCTTTTGCGAAAGCCCAGCCGCCAGCGCGGCCTGCACAAATTCGGTGTTGGCGGCCAACTTGTTGTTGGCAACTACCGCAGGCGTGGGCACCGTAGGTGTGCCCAACAGAGCCGGGGACAGCAACGGGGCAAAGCCCGCCGTAATGTTCTGGAAAACCAACGGGGTTGTTCCAACACGAATCTGTCCTCCTGTAAGCAGTTGCCAGATTGTATCGGCCAGCAAGGTCCCCTCTTCTACGGAAACAATAAGCGCGGCAGTGACCTCAGGATCACTGTCTGCATCTTGCGAGCGCAGCCAGTTGCCGCTGGCAACTACCGTGTACAGGCCATTCTCTTTTCCAGCGGTCTGCGACTTGACCAGGACGCGATCACCGTCGACAAGCTCAATGCCGTCCACGGTTTGCAGACCGGACAATTTGATGTCTGTCGAGGTCGCAACCCGTACCGACTGCTTGTGATCGAGCCTGTTGAGTTCGTCGGCTACTTTACCGTCAACGTATGCACGCGTTGCCAGCACCACAGAAGGATCAATTTTCAGTTCAACGTTGCTGGTATTGCTGACCAGCAGGTTGATGCGAACAATCTGTGTGCGACCAGATCCTTGGGTCAGCGCCGGTTTGTATGATGGCGCACAGTTTGCGACCGCGACCATGTCACCATCGGAGTCGTACAAGGCGATTTCACGAATCCAGAACCCGCCCACTTCAGCAGGGATGACCTGCTCGGCGATGATGATTGCGTTATTGGCAGGGTCAACCTTGAGCTGATTGAGCGGCGCTCGACGTCGCTCGTTAATCAGTTTTTTCTGCGAGGCATCCGGAACAGGATCAGCCCCGTTTGCATCCCCGACGCCCATTTGTGCAATTTTCCATGCGATGCCCAACGCATCGGCGTTCGCCTGTTTGGCAGCACCGATGTTGGTCAAGATGGCAAAGAATTGCGAAGTATGATCGATCATGCGAAGACATCCAGAGTATCGATAGTGGTTTCACGTCCACCCAGTCCTACAAAACCCGTGACATTGATGTCACGCTGCACAGGAGGGTAAACATCGATTTCATCGCCTTCGGAAACCGACAAGGCCATGTAAAACCTGCCGGTCGTTTCCAGGCTTATAGCCAGCTCCCGCATGTGCCGACTGACCGGCTTGGCGTCGTCGATCAGGGCGGTCAGCTCTTGATACATCTCTTCGGTAATACCGGTATCAAGCACCCCGACTTTCAACGCAAAGGTCCCCGGTATGCCCTGCGGTATGGTCTCCCACCACTCCAGCACGTCAATCAGATAACCCAGAGGCTCGACCACACGGCGGATCGCTCCAATGGTGCCCTTGCGTGCATGGATGAAAAAAGAGGCGGCAATAGCTGCACGCTTCACCGGCTCGGACCATTCATCATCCCAACGGTCGACGGACCAAGCCCAGGCAAGGTGGTACAGCAGGTGTGCAGGACAGGTCTGCGGGTTGTACAACGTGCGTAACGGAATCTGGGGGACTTCATCCGTAGCCACTTCAATGGCACGCTCAAGCGGGGTGCTGTTGAGGGGGAGCAAGCTGGTCATCTCAACTACCCCGCGACACAGTGAATGCTTCGCACCAGGCTGCCTGCGACTTTGTCGGACGGATATCGATCCAGCCCTGCAGATCAACCCGGCTGACACCGCTGATGTGCAGTTGCGCATCTACGCCTGACCGAGCGACCTCAAGGCCAAGCCGTCTTCTGGGATTGATCCAAGACTGCAGACGGCTTTTGCATTCGGCCAGAGTCGCCTCGGTTTCAGGACCGCTGCCGACCATGTGAACAACGGCATCGATCCGATAATGTAAGATCTCGGCGCTCTGCACTGTCAGGCGGTCACCCAGCGGGCGTACATCTTCGTCACTGAGATTGAGCCGAACGGTCTCCAACAGATCCGCACTTGCCTCGCCGCTGCCTTCCAGCGCGAGCACCGTGACAACCACCACCGCTGGAGAAGGACTCTCGGCTGTAGCATCGGCCACCAGCGCCGAGGCGTTGCGCGCATGCAGGATGTAGCTGTTTCGTGGCCCCGCCGTGGTGAGCCCTTCATAGGCCAGCTGGACACGCTCCTGTAAGGCGTCATCTTCTTCCATGACCGCAGCGGTAGGCGGCACGGCGTTCGGATCTGCTGCCTGAATCTCCAGACGCCTGAGATTGACGTTGGCTGCCAACTGATCGAGATCCGCTTTTCGGGCATAGGCCAGCAGCAGAGCCTTGGCCGCATCGTTGACACGGGCGCGGTTCTGAAGCCGTCGATAGGCGCCCAGTTCAAGCAGTTTTGTCACCGGGTCACTTTCCAGCAAGGCGCTCCAGTTATCGCCCATGTACTCACGAAATGCGCTCAGTTCTCCCTGATAGACCTCTTCAAAGTCCAGGTCTTCGAGCACCTGCGGCGCGGGCAGCGCCGACAATTCGATCAGGCTCATGCCGTAACCTCCAATACTGCGGCGTCGCCGAGGTAGGTACCTGTCAATTGCAAGGTGACCTGTCCGTTCAGAACGGCAATCACCCTCACCCGCTCAAGACGCAGGCGCGGCTCCCAGCGCGAAAGCGATCTTGCTACCTCGGCCTGCACTGCGCTCTTCCAACCATCGTTGACGGGCAGGTCCACGAATCGCCTGATCTTGCTGCCGTACTCTGGCAGCATGCGGCGGCTGCCAATCGGTGTCGTGAGAATGTCTTCGATGGACTGCCGCAGGTGCGCCAGGCCGGAGACGGGCTGACCGGTTCGGCGATCCATTCCGATCATGACTTACTCCAACGGCTCAAGGTCGGGATGCGTGCTCAGACACTGCACAGCGACCGCGTCATCTGCCAGCGCGGTGACAATGCCCTTGGCGACCGTCAGCGTGCGGTCATCCGGAAGGATCAGCGTGCGGGAGGTGTACAGCGTGTCACGGTAGGTCCGAACCGCCACCGGGGGCACGGGAGGTGAAACGGCATCAGCTACGGATTCGGCCGCAGGGATGACCTGAATGGATTGAACGGCCGGCTCCTCACCAGAAGTCTTGTCGGTTTTTACTGTCGCCATCGAATAATCTCCAGACATTAAAAAGCCCGCAGTGCGGGCCGGGTCAGTGCTTGTGGTTCGGGGTGTTGCCGCCCGTGTCGATAATCTGCCCGCCGCCATGGATATCACCGACTACGGCGAGCGTTCCGCTGATCGTGACGTTGCCATCCAGCGTGATCGTGGCTGCCTTGGCAGTGATCGTTCCGGAGGTCACACTGATAGAGTCGTCGGTCACAACGGCCGAGCTGGCTCCGACTGTGACAGTCACCGTTCCAGAGGGCAGATCAATTGTGTAGGTGTTGGCCTGCCAGTCGTAGATCAGGGAACCGCCATCGTCGAAGCGCCAGACTTCCACGTGATCGCGGTTATCAGGCTGGCTACCGGCATTGCCGTAAAGCCCAGGAATGAACGTGCCCTGCGACACGTCACCGCTGGCACTGATCAAGGTGCCCTGCTCGTTCATTGACGGTGCTCGCCAGTGGCGCGCCTTGCCAGCTGCAACGCTGTGCCAGCGAACCCAGGCACTCACCCAATTTCCGTCTGAAACACGACAGACCGGAGGTGATGCGGAAAGGTCCAGCGCTACGACGTAGCAGTCCTTCACCACACCGGCCAGCATGCGGTCATGCTCAGCCAACGCAAAACTCATCACATATCCTCAGGCGCTTGGTAAAGGTCATCGCTGTCGCGCCCGGTATCGGAAGTGAACGCGAAGACCAGCGTGCCGGGTGGCTCATTTGGCCACGGCCATTCCTCCTCGCCGAGGTAGATCCCTTGAGTCCACTCGACGACCCAGACCGCGTAGCCATCCAGCTCGGGACGCGACCAGTCCTGCGCGGCCCGGACAAACTCGGAAGGCTCGACGTCAAGCCCCCAGGTTTGCAGCCTAAGCAGGACAGCAAGTTGTGAGGCTGCAAAGGCTGCCTGCTGCTGACATTGCTCGCGCTCTGCCCCAACGATGACCCGTGCTTCGAACCGGGCAATCAAGGCCGTTTCCCCGGTGCCCTGATCAACGCCTGGCTCCAGCTCCACCAGTTCAATCAGCACGGCTGGCACAGCGACCTGCTCAAGCATGTCAGGCATGGTACCGACGTACTCAAGCCCGACTATCGCGGCCCTGATGTGTCGCTCAATCGCTTCGTAAAGCGAATCGAGACTGAACGCTTGGTCAGGCACGGGCAGTTCCTTTCAGATACTTCTGCAGCTCGTAGTTGAATTCCTGCTTGAGGATCTCCAGCAGGCGCTCATCAGCACGTTTCACCCAGCTATCGAAATGCGGCCTCGCCTCTTCAAGCGATACCTTGGCTTTAGCCAGCGGGAAGCGGCTGCCGTTTTCTTCGATAAAACCGGAGCGACGTTTGCCTTGTCTTGTCTCGGCATACGCACCTGAGTCGAAGTGCTTGCTCGCGGTGCGGATCCAGATATCGGGACTGCCGCCGTAAACCGTTTTGAAGAACGCGCCCTGATAACGGCGACCGGCAACGGACACGCCGGTACGGCTCTGCCGCGCACGACCGATACGGCTGGCAGCAATGGCATCCAGACCAAACCAAAGCTTGCCGCGCATCGTGCCACCGCTGACCGGGTAGGCCCGAAGGCGTTGCCGAACAGCCGTGACCGCGATGCGCTCTTGTCGCCCGACTGCCCTGGCAATGTGCGTGCGCAACCAGCGTAAAGTTTTGTTGATGGCTCGACGCTGGGCCGCGACCGCCGCTTTGGGAACCGCTGCAGCAAAGTCCTTGAACGCTTCCAGATCAGCCGCAGAAGGCTGCAGGGTGATCATGCCGTCCTTGGCCGACTGTTTGTAGAAGCTGCCTATGCTCATCGCTTAAGCCTCAGGATAAGAGACATCCAGCCTGTACCGTCTGGCTCCAGGCCGACCAGGTCATACCGACCGCCACCGTCCTGCTCAGGCAGGTCGATGGAGACAGTCTGACCAATCACAACGCCAGTAGCGTCGTGAACACGTATCGTGAAGTGCGGTTCCCTGATGCCGGTGTTGATGCGTCCGAGCTTGGGTTGCAGCCACGGGATTGAAAGAAACCCCGCGATCTCGCGTCCGTCGACGGTTGCGATATCGCCCAGAGATTCAAGGATCTGGGCGTCCATGTCCTCAGCCAGTTCTCGAAAGCTCATGGTCAGTCACCGTCGGTGGCGTCATCAGTATCGCCAGGGCTCGCTGCCTGAGACTGGATAGCCTCTTGCGCCCGAGGGTCCGTGCTCATGGCGATACGCCCTTCTGCAATCAGCGCATCCTCCATCTCTTTGCTGGCCGGGGCGTATGGGCTGCCTCTGAGAATGACGTTGCGCCCCTCCTGAATGCAGCCATCCACCACGATATAGCCGGGCTTCTTGGCCATCTCACACCACCTTGGCGTAGATGAATGCGTCCGGCTCCAGCAAACCAGCGAGTGCCGCGCTCTGAAGCTTCAACCAGCGAGCGCTCGGCTCCTGGGTCGTCCAGCTCTTGGGGAAGCGCGCCGCTTCGACCAGCCCGCTCTCGATGGCTTCCAGATCCTGAATCGCACCGTAAAGCATGGCGTTACGCGTGGACGTCGCGCCCAGAATCAGGCCGCCCGCTGGAATCATGGGCTGCTCATCGCCCTCGTCATCCAGGTACCACTCGTCATAGCCGTAAAGGTCGACACCCGGATCGTTCAGGTAGCCCAAGTAGGTGACGCCGTCCGGCAGCTCTTCCGGCTTGATCAGGCCCATGTCCACGCGACGGGTGTTCAGTTGCTTGATGACCGTCAGGTTGGACTGGAATGCATCAAGCGCCTCACCGCTCAGCGCAGCAGTGTTGGCAGTGCGGCCGGAGTCTTTGGCGATCTTGCGTTTCCAGGCGCGCAGGTTGCCAATCGGGTCAGATTTTTCGGTACCCCACTGCCCGGTGCCCAGCGTGATCTTGTGATCGTTAGCCATGAGGAAGTCGATGGTGTCATCAACACCGTCGCCCAGCACGCGCACCTTGCCGGTGGTCAGTGCCTGGGCACACATCCACTCCTCGCGACGAATGATTTCGTCGTCCAGGTCGCGCAGATCCTTACCCAGCATCTGTCCTGCACGCTCCAATGGCGTCCGGCTGGAGAAAGGGTTATCTCCTGCCGAGCGTTTGAGGACCAGCTCAGCGGTGGTTTCACGCTTGGGCTGGATGTACGGCGGCGCGTAGGAGTCAGTCCGGTAACCCTCACGCAGCGAAATGCTACCGGGCAGGCGCGGATGAACAAACGGTGCCATTTTGCGCTGGCCTTTGACGATATCAATGTCCACCGTTTTGGTGGGAAAAGTCACGGGGCTGCCGCCATTGAAGAACGTGTTCAGCAGAAAACGTCGCGCCGTGGGCATCTGCTCTACGGCTTCAAGCATGGTGCGGGTGTCAAAAATATCCATCAGAAGCTCCGATTAACGAATGAACAGGCACAGCGGCCGCAGGGCTGCTTTTGCTTTGGCGAGTGACAGGCCTTCGCCCAACATGAGCTCAGAGCCCAGCACCTCGCCGGTGAGAAGGATCGATGCTGGATAAGCACCGCCGGTGGTGTCTACGTCTTGGTCGAGCACAGCCTTGGGTGCCTGAGAGCCGTTGTCGGCAGCGGCGGCGCTGAGCACGTACTCGCCCGAAGCGTCGACCTGACCGAGCACTGCACCACGCTTGAGCTTCTGGCCTGCCGCAATGATTCCGGTCTCAATCACCACAGGGAATGCACCTGCAGAGAGATGACTGGGGACGTAGGTCTGACGGGTTGGATTACTCATGATGTTCTCCTGATCAGCGACGCGAAGCGCCCGCGACAATGGCTCCGACTACGGCTTTGCGCTCACCCTGAGCGTTGCCATCGGCGGGTGTAGAAGTAGATGCACGGGTGCTGTCGGCCTTAATGGCGCTCAACGAAATGCCACGGTCCTGGGCAGCTTTGAACAACTGCAAAGCGGTTGCCTCAACCGAGGCTCCGGAATCGATGGCCGCCGTGATTTCGGCCTCAAAGCCCTTACTGGCCAGACCGTTGATGCCCTTGATGCGCTCACGCTCAGCGGTGACCGCCTGCGTGCTGGCTTGCGTACGTGCAGTCTCCAGTTCGGACTGGCTGGCCTGGGCAATCTCGATGGTGTTTGGGTCGGTGCCAGCGGCCAGTGCATCGCGCAGCTGAGCGGTGGAATTGACGGTGGTCATAGTGAATGTCCTCGGTTGTCGAGCGGCCGGTTTGGCCAGTTCGGTAATTAGTCCTTCCAGTGAGCCCAGGCGGTGAGCAAGGCCCGATTCAACGGCGGCAGCACCTACCCGCAAGCCGCCAAAATCCCCCATTGCGGGAACATCGTCAGAGGCCACGCCGAGGTTGCGGGCAACCTTGGCCACGAACACCTCGCCCATTGCATCCACGGTCTCACCGACCTTGGCGCGCCCCTCTTCGGTGGCCATGTCCAGCCGTTTATTGGGGGCGTTACGGCTGACAATCTGATAGCGCTTGCGGCCGGTGCTAGCCTCCCCCTCGACCACGGCCTCCACCACAACGCCAATGCTGCCGAGTAACGCCGTCTCATCGATGACGATCTCGCTGGCCGCAGACGCCAGCCAGTAAGCAGCGCTGGCCCCCGTTCCACCGATGTAGGCCACGATGCTTTTGCGCGCGCGTCCCGCATGGATCTGGTCAGCCAGCTCGTTGATGCCCGCCGCCACACCGCCAGGGCTGTCGATATTGAGGATGATGGACTTGATGCTTGGGTCATCCAGTGCCGACTGCAGGTCGGTGGCCAGCACCTGAGTGCTGGTCGCGCCACTGATCTCGGTAAACAGATTGGCGTAGCGAAAAACCGGACCGACCACCGGGATGATGGCGACGCCGTTGCGAACGCTGACCGTGCGGCTGTTCTCCAGCCGGATACCGGTTTTGCTCTCCAACGCACCCGGATCGCCCATGCGGTCGGCAATGGTCAGCAGGTTATCCAGGGCGTCAGGCAGCATCAGCCAAGGCTGCGATGCAGCCAGCTCCAATGCGCGGGGCATGGTTATTCCTCGTTGGGTGGTGTGGGTGGATCAGCGATGACGCCGCCTTTGGGCAACATGTGCAGGTTGTCTGCGCGTCGCTGCTCGACTTCGCGGACGCGCTGGCGATAAACCTGCTGCCAAGGCTCGCCCGTCATTGCGGCCGTTTCGAGGGTCTCGTTACTGACCCCTATTTCGATCCGCTTACCGGCCGCATTGGCCTCTTTCAGCTCATCAATAGCGCCCCTCGCAGGGCCTATCCAGATACCCTGACAGTAGGCTTTACGCTTCGCAGGGTCCGAATAACCCGGCAGGTGGATCAGCCCTCTCGCCACCGCCTCATCAATGATCAATTCACGGCTGGGCTGACAGAAGTCACAGGCCAGCCACCAGCGCCGAACGCTGTAGAACCGCCAGGCTTGGAGCATTGCAGCGCGAGCCGCGCTGTAACTGCTGCTGTAATGCAGAAGCAACTCCTCCATCGGTTGCTCCAGCGCCGCGCCGATCTCTTTAACGACCGCCGTGAAGAAGGGGTCGAACTGGGCATTGGGTCGAGCCGGATTGGCAACCACCGGCTCCTCGCCCATTCCCAAGTCGACAATGGCACCCTCCCCCAATGCCAGCTCACCATCGTCGGTGGTATCACCACCCGCGCCCTCGTTACCCATGGCGGACATGGGCAAGTTGGAGACGTTGAAGTCGTTGTTCTTTTTGATGAACACCGTGAACATCGCGGAGATAACCGCTGCCATCAACTCGGCGCTGCTGTAGCGCTCCAGCTTCTGGAGCGGTTCCAGCACCGGAGCCAGATAAGGAGCGCCTCGCTTCTGGCCTGGCCTTTCCTTGTCCGACATGACATGCATGACCCGACGTCTGCCGGTCACATCACCGAAAGCAGGCAGTCGCTCCCACGCGAGGTTCTGGCCTGCCAGAAACTCATTGGGATAGCCGTTGCAGACGTGGTACGCCAAGGGGGCTCCCAACCGGTCAAACTCGACACCTTCAACCATGTCCGCGCGGTCCATGCCCCCGTCCGGATTGCAGACGCGGTCCGACTCGATCAACTGCAAACGAGTGCTGAAGATGCATCCCGGACGCTCATCGTCGGGGCTGGCGATCAGAACGTCGCCGCAGACCATGGCCGATATGAGCACCAGCGCCTGCAGTTGGTAGTGATTGAGCGTGGCTTCGGCATCACACTCGCGGGGGTCATCGGCGTATAGCGACCAGATCCTATCCAGTTGAGCATTCAGTTGCTCGGCCTGCTGCTCGTCGATGCCCACCGCAACATGATCGATCTGGGCACGGCAGACTAGGCCGGTGCCGACCACATTGGTACGCAGGCGTGTAATCGCCGCCCGAGCGATCAGATGGTTGCGCATGGCATCACGCGACCGGGCGACCAGCATGCGACGCTCGCTGTGATGCAGGTCGCGCCTGGCACTGCCCAATCCCGGAATCCAGCCTGCCATGCTGCGCAGCACACGGGATGCGCCGCGCCAGCGGGTTTCAACCCCGCCCCCGCCACCCTGCGCTTTGGCAGGCGAGCCTTCAGACACAGACTTGGCGAGCTTGAGTGCCTCTCGCATCAACAACTCGGCAGGGTCTTTACGGAAAAAACCCATAATCAAATCACCATGTAGGAGATGCGATTACGCCCCCTGCCCTGCAGCGATGCTTGTTCAAGCGCGACCTCTTTGGCGTATTGCTGTTCCAGCAAACGCAGACTGTCGAGCTCGGCCCGATATATCTCGCGATCCGCTCGCTTCAGCCGCTGACCCTTTTTGAGGACGTCAGAGATCGCCGCCCGTACTTGCTCCAGGCGCATTTGTGCGTCAGTCATGATTGAACCTCTAGTAGCCTGCACGGCTGCGCGTGCCACGACCGCGAGCATTCGCTTTACGTGGCACAGGAGTGACGGCCTGCTCGGTGTTGAAAAGAGTGGGTTGCAGCAGTTGTTGCTCCAACTGATCCCACTCATGTTCGCGTAACAGATGGGTCTTCAAGCTTCTGGCCGCATGCAGTGCATACACTTCGCAGTCCAGCGCTTCGTTACGGCGGCCCGCCTTCTTCTGCCACACCATCTTGCTGGGGTTGCGCGCGTGCGGGGCCAGCACTTCGTTGGTGAGCTGCTCGTAGTAGTCCGAGCGGATCTCGCTGTACCAGTGCATCCGGCCCGGCCCTGCGCCGGTCAGCCGAAGGCGTCCGTCGATCAGCGTCTTGGCCTTGTGGGTTCCGACGATGTAGACGCGCAGGCCATATTTCGAGGCCTTGGTGTTGTCCTGAGACGAGTCAACCGACGGGGACGGCCGGGTAAAGATTTCCTTATCACGGCTGTCAATCGATGCACCTTTGATCGCCATGATGTTGTAACGCTGCCGATCCCGAACGTACCCGTAGACCGCGTCGCTGGTGTTGCCGTCCGAGCTGTCGATGCTCACTGCGGAAATGACCAGCTGCGCTCCGCCCTCTGTCGCCACCGGCTTGGCAATCAGCCGATCCAGCTCCTGCCAAACGGCGTCATGCGGATCAATGGGATTGCCGTACAACTCGCCCCAGTAAAGCCGCCACGATTCTTCACCCCGGCCCCAGCCGATGATGACCAGCGCCAGCCGGTCCCCCTGAACGTCGACGCCCACCGTAATCAGCAGCACCCCGTTGGGTGCCGTCAGCTCTGCGTAAGGCTCGGCCCGCTTTTCCAGCTCATCGGTTTTGGGTGCATCGCTTTTGTATTCGTAACTTTCTCCCTTGGAGCTATTGACGAAGGCGATCATCGGCCCGATGTTGCCGTGGGACGCGGCGTGCTCGGCCTGAAGCTTTTTCTCCATCAGCGCCTGGAAGCGCGATCCCCAGAAGGTGGCGTACAGCTCGTTAAGAATGTAACCGGCAATGCCTCTAAACTCGGCCGTAGCGACCCAACGGCCGTGTTTGAGGTTTGCGTTTTTCTGGTTGTCATCCCACGAACAGCCGCAGTGTGGGCAGGCGTAATACGCATGTTCCGGCCGTTTCTTGCCATACACCTCGTGGTGATAGTCGGGGTCGTCGGCGCAGAACAGATTGTCGAAACTCAACGCATGCGACTGGCCACATTCGTGGCAAGGCACGAGCCCTTCGCGCTTGTCCGAGATCTCCAGCTCCGCATCAATGGCCGACAGCCCCTTGATGGTCGGGGTGCCGCCGATGATGATTTTCGAGCGGCGAAACGTCTTCAAGCGTTCCTTGGCCAGCTTGATGCTGTCCCCCTGCCCCCGCAGGTTGAGGTTACAGTCATCAGGCTCCTCGACAGCGACTCTCGGCACCGGCGTGGACTTCACACTCGCCGGACTGTTGGAGCCCACCATTTTCAGAAAGCCGCCCGGAAAACGCTTGAAGTCCTGACGCTGCTGCAGCTTGCGACTGCGTAGATCGACCTTCTTTCGAAGCCTGGGCGTCGCCTCAATCATGGGCTCAAGCTTCTCGCCCACATACTGCTTGGCCGCTTCAGCCTTGGGAAACAGAACCAGGATCGGAGACGGATCGATGTCGATCCACTTGCCCAGGGCATTACCCAGCACGCCCGACGTCCAGGCCACCTGCGCAGACTTGCGCCCTACGATTTCTGTGACGTTTGGATCGTCCAGTGCCTCAAGCGGACCACCTGGCCAGACCAGATGCGGGGTCACATCGAACCGGTATTTACCCGGCCGAGCCGCCTCTTCAGCAGACAGCCAGCGATACTTGTCTGCCCATTCGATGATGCTCATGCGCGGCGGTGGAGCCCACTTCAAACAGGCCTTGTGCAGGGACTCACTCGCCGTCCTCCTCAAGGCCCTCCGGGTATGGCGATTCGTCAGAATCTCCAACTGAGTCAGCATCATTGTCATAGTCCGATAGCCTTCTCAGGATGGCCTCGATGGGCTCACGAATCAGTAGATCGTCCACCTCTATGCCATACCGGGCTGACAGCTCAGCGGCGAGCACATCTGGAAATGTATTAAGCAGTTCGACCTTGGCCGACATGATCATGGCCTCGAAGCGCTGGATCATGTCGGAGGCGATCACCACCTCCCCAAGCTCTTTGGCCAGCGCCAGCTCTTCACGGTTGGCCCGAACCCGGTCAAGCCTGTCACGGGACGATTCTTTCTTACCGTTGAGCGAGGCTTGCTGCATCAACCACTGGACTACCGCTTCGGTGTCGTACTGGTTTTCGTTGCCACGCCCGAGACCAAACTCGACCACCGGCATGCCGTCGTTTTGCCACCGGGTCAGGGTGCGTTCGTCCCGACCAACGATCTCACCCAAGTCGGCCTTGCTGACTTTCCTACCCATACACAACCCTTTAGAAAGACGGACATCCCTGCAAAAAACTCAGCTGCACAAGAACCGCGAGTCCACGTACCCGTGTAGGGTCCCCCCCTCGGGGAGGACCCAAAAAACACGGGATTGGTGCGCACCCAGATGGGGCATGACGCCCAGTGGCATCGTCTACTTGCTCTGGCTGCGCAGGATCTGGGCGTCAACCTGATCTGCGCAGGTGTCGAGCAGCTTGATGGCCTGATCCTTCAACTCCCACACGTCACCATTCGACCGAAGATCCGCCTCATCGGCGTTGATGCGTTCGCAAGGAATCAGCTCAGGGGGTTCGATTCGGACTGCTGATGTTTTTGTTATCACTGCTGGTTTTGCCCCGCAGGCCATCAGGCAAAGGCTGAGAAGCCCAATCACGAACGGGCTTGCTGTTGCGCTTGAGGTCTTCAAATTCTTTCCTCGCCTGTTTGGCTTTGGTTTCGCTGGCCTTGATCCGTTGATTCAAGTCCTTCAGATAGGCAGCGTTACGTTGGGCCTCGGCGCGCAACGTGGTGATGGTGGCCTCGCTTTCGACGTTGGCGTCTATCGCTTTCTTCTTGGCCGTGGCCTCCACTTCCACTTCGCCGCGCAATGCGACGACCCGGTACTGCTGAATGCCTACCAGCAGTACACCCACCAACGCGATGATTATTGCGACAGCGATGGCTTTCATACGGAATCCACCTTCCGACCAATGAAGCGGGTTACCAGCTCGCGAATGGCGGTAACGCCAAGAAAGCCAATGGTTCCACCTGCAGCAACCGATAAGCTAGGCGGCCACGTCATCCACTCAATCAGGCTGGAAGCGACGAGGCTCAGAGAGCCGCAGATCAGCGCCTCGAACAAGATCCGGCGCTTACTGGTTTCTTTGGCGTCGTAAAGGATGCGCAGTAAAGAGACGACGATGGCCATGATCATGCCCTGCCACAGTGGGTTTGAAATGGCCGCGATGAACCGCGCCCACGTATCTGGTTTGTCAGGCATGGTCCGCATCCGGTTGCCACCCTTCCGGGGGAGCTGAAATTAAAAACCCCGCCGAAGCGGGGTTGGTGACAGCCTTGGGGATGGCTGGGTGAAGCATGCACAGCAAGTGCTCTGACTGTGATTCAGGCGCAAATCGCAGATCATGCCCACGTTGTACCGGCGTTCGGAAAAACCGAAAAGGGCTGTTTAACGGTTAGGCCAAATGTGACCGCAATACAGCATGAATACGACCACAATGCGACAACTAGCCCGGACGAACGGTCAGAGCGCCCGAGGGATTGAAGAGTTCGCCGAGGAACCGGTTGCTACCTTCAAGTGACGGTTGGTTTGCGGTCCAACCGGGTAGCCACGGGTCGAGCCGCTCCGGATCGTGAGAATCAACAGGACCTGCTGATGCAGGCGATCCACCCAGTTGCGATAAGTACGGTCAGCACCTTCGGCAATGCCGACTGCCTTCATCTGTTCCCGGATCGTGGTCATGGCGCAATAACGCTCCATTGCCAACCGTGCCAGTGGTGCACGCCCTGACCGCTCAAGCTCTGCAACGGCGGCTCCAATTTCGCTTGCGATGTGGTCAATGCCACACCCGGTACCGCCAAGTATCCGAGAACCCGGCGTACCACGCGGTGGCGCGCCGCCCCATTCAATGATGGCCCCCATCTGGCTGCCCAATCCACCGCCTTGGCCGCGCTCTCGCATCTGCTCGCCCCAATGCACCATCAACGCTTCGATTTCCTTGATCACTGCCCTTTCCTCTCAAAAGCTGAACCCGACACAGAAAACACCCTACCCAACACAGACCCAACACACTTAAAACTCTTTAAAAACAACGAATTAAATAAGAGTGTGTTAGGTGTGTTGGGTTTGTCGGGTTTATAGGTCCTCGCATGGAGAAAAAATAACTGCGCTTTAACCGGCATAAATAACGTCGCGCATGCGCGCACGCGACGCCAAACCCAACACACCCAACACACACGTCTGTACCCCGCGAAAAATGGGCGTTTAATCTGTGTCGGGTTGCCGAAACCAACCCAAAACATACCCAACACACCCAACACACTTTGAGAGGATCTCATGCTGCGACCGCCTTCACGTGGTCCCAGCTGTCCACGCTCCACCCCGCAAGGCGCGCCTTGGCCCGCCAGGCATCGACGGCAACGCCCAAGTCCGGCGCTCTCATTGATGGGGGAAGGGAAGCCTCGGGATCATCGGGCACAAAGAAAGCGCCGAAGCGCCGATCATTGCGTTCAGTCCAGGGTATTGACCGGGTCTTCTCCACCTCCGAGCTGATGAACAGCGAGAACTTCGTCTGGCTCATCACATGCTCTTTGTTGCGCTGACACCACTCGAGAAACAAGGCGTACAGGTCCGTTGAAAGACATACCCCCCAGAGCCCTCGGCCCAATTCGCCATACCGCCAAAGGTACAGAAACGTTTGCCACCCGGCCCGACTGAGCGCGACCAGCCGCTCGCGTGACGCAGTGCTGGGCGGACGGGTGCGTTCATTGAAGTCACCCAGATCCACACGCAGCAGCCAGCCATAGAGCGCGGCGACACCGCCACTCTCCAGCTCGCAGCCTACGGCTTTCTGTCGGGCGATCGGCAAGGTTTCCATTGGCCACATGACCAACATTCGCCGATCACTGTCGCTGATCGGCCAAGGCAGGATCTCGTTGCTGAGGAAGACCGCGTTCATGTGGTTGGCCTCTTCCCAGCCGTTGATAAATTTCGACTCCATGCGCACGGTCTTGCCGGTGACCAAGTGCTTGATCTTGCCTACCTGGTTGTAGCGCTGATCGCGGCTGACCACCTCTTCAAACACGGCCCACATCTTCCTGCTTTGCCAGGCGTTGAAGTTGCTCTCCAGTTGGGTCTGGCCAACTGTCGCAGCGTACTGGCCATAGAGCGCACCGAAGGTGTCAGCGAACAACAGGCTTTTGCCCGAGCCTTCCATGGTGGAGTGCATCAGCACCGCCGTGTCCATCTTGGCCCCGAGGTGTTGCAACGGATATGCAAGCCACCGAGTCAGCCACAGTGCAGCAGCTTCATCATGGTTGCAGAGAAATGAGATCAGCCAACGCAGGTTGGCGCACGCCGCGTCGTCATTGACCGGCTCCAACGGCAGGCCGTCAAAGGTGTTGATGTAAATGCTGGGGTCTTTCGTCATGGTCGGGTCGAAGACAATGTGTTCGACGTCCACCACCCGCCGCTCGCTGCTGTTCAACCAGAGCGCATAGGTGTCGCCCAAGGCCATCTTGACGGCCCCCTCGGCGATTCGGCGCTTCTTCTCACGGTCCCAAACGTCCTTGGTTCCGTCGATGTACACGTAACGTTCCGTAGGCCGCATGCCCAGTGCACCACCTTTCTTGCCGGCCATTTTGCGGGCCTGCTCGATGTCCTTCACCTGATCGTCTGCGATCAGCTTCTTGTCGGTGGCATCGAGCCAGAGCTTGGCAATGGGCTTGCCCACACGCGCTTCAAAGGCCGACTTTTTCATCGCTCGGGACTTGTCGAAGTCCCACACATGCGTCGTGCCCTCGACCAACGCGAATCGTCGCAGCACCTGTTCAATAGTCAGCTCCTCCCCCGCCCCCCCGTCAGGAGCAGGAGCCGCCTCGCTGACAGCAGTTGGTTCTGCCCCATCTGGCTGGTAGCTACCCTCAGTTGGGGCCGGGGGAAGATCGCTTGCGCTGGGACGGGTCGATTGCATGCCGAGCATCCGCGCCGCTTCCTTGACCGCCTTGGACTGATCACCCCCGTGCTCCAGCAAGCAGAACACTTCAAATGCATCGTTTTGGTGACCGTTGGCCAACGGATCAGCCGCATGGTGCGAATACACTTTGCCTTCAGCCACGGTGATCCCAGGCAGCCCTGTACTACTTTGCGGATACAGCCATTTGCCGCCGCGCTTGGTATAGCCGTGGCTGCGCAGGATCTCTTCGACATCGTGGCAATTGTTGAATTCGTCGATGACAGACGGCCGCTTGCCACCTGAAAGGGCTGGCTTCGGTTTCGGCTTTTGTTTGCCAGCAGGCTTGGCGTCCTTCGGCAGCCATGGGCACGCGGCTTCCGCGCCCCGTTTGAAGACGTCCCAGTTGTTCCAGACATTCAGCAGATCGCTGATCAGGATCGGAAGTCCGGATGCGTCAGGCGGCGTGCGCCAGGTGTAAGGCTTGCCGGTGCCTGGATGAATGGAGGGAGGCAGTACGTCCTGCACCAATCCTGCACGCAGTTCAAATACCGTGAACCGCTTGTACTGCTCGGCATCTGCTCGATAAAGAGCCTCCCTGGCTGTGTCACCCGCCTCCCGAGCAGCGTTTGCCTTGAGCATGATCGACTTATGCTTTGAGCCGTCAGGATCGTTTTCATTGGGCCAAGACAGCGAGTGCCGCGTCAGCTCCAGCCCTTCTGGGACCTGGAACAGGACCCGAAACCGCAGTGGGTTGCCGACGACAGTGGGAAAAGACAGGGCGAGCGCGTCCAGATCAACGCCCAGCAGTTCGTACAGGACGAACCGTGTCCACTGGACATCGTCCACGTCCAGCGAACACACCCGACTCGGCCCCAGTACAACGCCGAGGTTATGGTTTGGATTTTTCGTCCAGAACGCCTCGGCCTTGGCTGGATCAACGATGTAATTGCCAGGCTGATTCCAGCCCTTCCCCTTTGGGCCTTTTTCGCCCGGTTGAATCGGTACTAACGCAAAATTGAATGTCTCGCAGTAGCGGCGTGCCCAAGCAGAAAGCGGTGTTGGACGATCACTCATCTACGCTGCTCCCGCAGCGACTGACAGTGAATGCACGTTTCGCAGCCAACGATGGCAGCACGGCGTGGCTCAGGGATCGGGTCGTCGCAGTCTTCACAAAACTGCGCGCTGACCATGCTGGTCGGGATACGGCGATGCCGAAACAGAGCAACATCCAGTAGGTACTGCGTCTGTTCTGTAGCGCGGTCGATATCGTCAGCCATTGGCACGATCCTCCATCGCCAGACGAGCGCCGGCCATGATGCCCAGCACCGCACGAATGATGTCGTTGCCCTGCTTTTCCAGCAGAGCAACTTCGTGCAACTCCCATACCCCATCGGCAGCGCCGTTGTGCATACCCGAAACGAACTCGCCTGTTTCGGTCAGCAGCTTGCCAACCGACTTAAGCGCATCCTGGGTGGCTGCGACGGGCTCGGGCTGATACCAAACAGCCCCGGCGGGACGCATCAAAGCATCGAGCAAAAGCGGGCTGCCGGTCAGCCGGACGATGTCTTCCAGTTCGTCAGGATTCAACCAGCGTCGCTCTTCATCGAGCTTCAGCTTTTTCTGGAGGGCGTCGTTTTCCAACACCATGTCGTGAGCAAGGGCGGTGACCCCGCCCTTGTAGTCGCGACCGGCGCGGTAAAGCGCCTGACGCAACGAAAGCACCTGACCAGCGTCAGGCAATAAATCCATGCGACTCATAACCGTAAAATCCCCGTTTACGGTGTAGCCACAGGCAGGGGCACGCCCTATCCTACGACCACGACCGATGTGCTGTGCTAAACGTGCTGTGCGGCACGGTTCATCGTTCTAGCCAACCAGGCGATTCTTGTGGTGAGAGGGCCTGGTCAGCGGAGTCGGCAGTGTTTTGCACCGCCGTTGCTGGGTCGGGGGAATCTTGTGGTGAGAGGTCCCCGGCCCTGCTACTTCTTGTTCAAGCCGCTTTAGGTTTTTTTCTGTTACCTATGGGCCTAATCTCGTAGGCAAGACAACTGCCGTCAGAGCCGATCCGAACCCTGATATCACGATCAGAGTTCAGCATTTGCGATACGGCACTTTGCGATACGCTGAGCAGGCCAGCCAGCTCAGGCTGCGTCTTGCCCTTGGCAAATTCACAAAGCATCACTCCAATTTCATCCGGCATCCTAGGGTCCTCGAAGGGCGTCTACGCAAAAATATTAGTGACACTTCTAAATTAGCGCAAGAAAAATATCAGCCCACCTGTTTGGAAAGAATAAGCCTTGCTTATAAATTGACAACCATGACCTATGACCTGCTTAACCCTACCCCCGAAATCCGTGCCGCTGAGGCAAAGCGGTTGAAAGATTTCTATCTGGCCAAAAAACGTGAGGACAAATCACTCACGCAGGAAAGGATCGCTGATCTATGCGGTTGGGCAGGACAGAGCGTTGTGAGTCAGTACCTCAATGGGAAAATTCCACTTAATTTCAAAGCCTTATCCAAGTTTTCAAACGTCTTAGGCTTCAGTTATGAGCAGGTGAGCCCACGCCTTGCCAGGTTCATCAAATACCCAGTGGTTGGGGCACCGTTTTCGATGGACCTTCAAGAGGGAGACTTAGATGGCCCCCCTTCGACCTCCGCTCAAGCGTTGATCCCGATTGAAGAATGGGATGACAAAACCCCTCTCGACCCAGACGAGGTTGAACTGCCTTTTTTCAAAGAAGTAGAACTTTCAGCAGGTAAAGGCTCAGAAGTTATGCTTGAAACAAACGGAAGGATGCTGCGCTTCGGCAAACGGACTCTGCAGAAGAAAGGTATCGATCCGAACACGGCAGGCTGCGTTCCAGTTCACGGAAACAGCATGGAACCGGTATTGCCAGATGGAAGCACCGTTGGGGTTGATACTGCTGTCACAGCAATCCAAGACGGGAAAATGTACGCGATTGATCACGACGGTCAGCTTCGCGTAAAAGTCTTGTACCGCCTTCCAGGATCAGGATTACGCCTTCGAAGCTACAACGCCGAAGAACATCCTGACGAACGCTATGACGGTGATTACGTGCGCGATCACATCCGAGTGATTGGTAAAGTCTTCTGGTATTCGGTCCTTCTCTAAAAGAAAAATCAGCAGAAAATCTAATTTCTCATCAAATTATAAGTATTACTGTTGACATAAATAAGCAGTAGTACTAATTTTGTCTCGTAGCCCTCTCACCACAGAGTACGAGCCATGCAAACAACACAGCGCAATACCCGCTGCCCGGTGTATCTCCACCCGGCAGCGGCCTCCAACCGCGAATCTATCGCCACCATTCAGCGCCAAACCGGCCTTCTCTTGATCATCCAGCCAAAAAGCAGCGCCGCGAAAGCAGCACCTGCACCGGCAATCGATGACTTCGGTCCATGGGGAGGTGATGCGGCATGAAGCAAATCCTGATCGGCCTCACCGGCCCTGCCCGCTCCGGCAAAACAACCGCCGCCCAGCACCTGGCCCACGAGCACGGGTTTGAGTGCTACGCATTCGCCGACCCTTTGCGCGACGGCATCATGGCCATATTCAACCTCAGTACCGAGGATCTCGCAGGCGAGAAAAAGGAACAGCCCATTGACTGGCTGGGTCGCTCACCTCGCCAGTTGATGCAACTGCTTGGCACCGAGTGGGGCCGTCACATGATCAGCGCCAACCTTTGGATCGACCTCGCCGAACAAAACCTTGACTGCTTCAGTGCTGTGTTCGATGGCGTGCCGGGCTTTGTAGTAAGCGATGTCCGCTTCGAAAACGAGGCCGACTTCATCCGCAAACGCGGCGGGACCGTCATTCATTTGTCCCGACCCGACGCAGCGGAAGTGAACCCTCACATCAGCGAAGCGGGTGTGTCAGTCCATCCGGACGACTTGGTCCTTACCAACGACAGCAGTCTTCAAGAACTGTATAGGGCACTGAACGAGTTGTATCGCGCCATCCGCTCACGCGGTTTGCTGGCTGTGGCCTGAGGCATTCCTCATGAACAGAACGCTAGACGCTACAGCAACGATTCTTGGGATGAAGCCACGAGCCTTTCGAGCGAAGTTGCGCGAAATCGGCGTACTGACTCAGGCAGGCGAGCTTGCACCCAAGCACCGCGACCAAGGCTACCTGTACGAAGACTCGCGCAGCCGCTGGAACAAGAACATTCACGCCTACAGCCACTATGCAGTGGTGATGGTCAAGGAGGCGGGTGTTGCCTGGCTTTCGGATCAGCTTGGCATCACCACCGCGAACAAGGACGCCGCAGCATGACTCTTAACGCAATTACTCACGCCGTATGCGCGCTGAAACTGGTTCCTTTGCACCTGAACCACCCGACCATCGTCAGTCGTTCAACATTGATCGGAGCGACCTCAGAGGCACTCAGCATGCTGGACGGTTTGCCACCTGTAACTGCCGAATTGGCGGAAGTTTTTCGGATGGTGGACGCCGTGCTGCTTGAAGGCCAAGTCGCGTATGTCACCCCAACACGCTGCCCAGAGCGTCCATACGGCGCTGTGGTGGCAGACTCAAAGGGACGCCTGTGCGCTACTGCAACCGGCAAATCGAAAGAGGGTCTCGCGGAGCTGATTCGCCTTCAGTTGGTGCCCCAACAGGAGGGGTATGGGGAGGATTCTGCGTGAGTGAAACGCTAATTCAGCTCCGGGATGAGTTTGCGACCCCATGCCCGACGCTGAGCACTGTGCGGGAGCGGTATTTCTCGCACATATCGAGTGATCGCTACCTGCTCCGCAAGATCAACGCTGGCCGCATCAACCTCAAGGTGACTCGGCTGGGTGGATCGAATAAGGGCCAGCCAGTGGTGTACCTGCACGACCTCGCGGCCTATCTCGATGCACAGGCCAAGTTGAAAGCGGCCTGATTCAAAGGTGGTCACGGCCTTCCAGTGACAACAACCAGAGGCACAGGACATGAAACCAACGGACACAGCCGAGTTCATCGGCGAACTCAACGCAGGCGTCTTCGCGAACCAGGTCGGTCATGCGCTCTCCGAGGTTGCTGCAGGCGTCGTCGACAACAAAAAGGTCGGCACCGTGACGCTCACGTTTTCGCTCAAACAAATAGCTGACAGCCACCAGGTCACCGTCAACCACAAGCTGGCCTACAAAGTGCCGACCAAGCGCGGCAGCCGCACCGAGGACACCACCCTCGATACGCCGATGTACGTCGGCGAAGGCGGTCGGCTGACGCTGTTCCCTGAAACACCTGCGGCAGACCAGATGTTTGATCGCAACGCCGCACCCGTCCCTGCCAGATCGTAAATCAACCCTATTCCATACCTCTCACCACAGCAGGAAATGATTCATGGAAGCCAAAGCAATTCAGTTGATCCAAGACACCGCTGTAATCGCAAACGCCAAGGCGCTGGACACCTTTACACCTTCAATCGCCCTACCCGCGACCGTGAATGTCGTCAGCTTGGAGAAGTTTCAGCAGACTCGCAGCCGGTTTCGAGGCGTGCTTGAAACCTCGTCGTTGAAGGACTTCAGCGAATACGTGCTGAACCAGGCAGATGGCAACACATCGGGCTTCGTTGATAGCGACGACATGACGTGCACAGTCTTTTTTAATCTCGGCAATCAGGACAACCCTGGACACGGAGACTTTCGCGCCAAGCTCACCCTGAAGAAGACTGCCGCATTTATCGCTTTGGAGCGCGCAGCCGGGTCCAAGCACACTCAAAAAGAGCTGAGCGACTTTATTGAAGACTGGGCACCGAACCTGACAGCGCTGACGTCCGACGGTGCCGATATCGATTTGCGCCGCGCAGCTGGTGCAATTCGATCAATCACCATCGAGCAGGCCCGCAAAAGCGAACACATCGTCGGCGACATGAGCGCATCCCGCTCGGCAATGGATCAGATCGAAGCCAAATCGGCAGACGGCCTTCCCGCTGAGCTGCTGTTCAGCGTGAACCCTTACGAAGGCCTGCAGGCTCAGACCATCCAGTTGCGCGTTGCGGTCCTCACTGGAGGCGACCAGCCCGTACTCCGCCTGCGCTGGATCGGTGAGGCGCAGCTGCGCGAAGACCTCGCCCAAGAGTTCAAACAAGTCGTAGCCCAAGAAGTCGGCGGCGCAACTGATCTGACCATCGGCAGCTTCACGCTGGCATAACACTCCCGCATCAGCCCGCCGCCGTCTCCTCTCACCACCGATCCGGCGACGGGCTCTTTCCAAGGACGCATCACATGCAAGCACAGCACATCATTATTCTGACCGCCCTAATCGTATGCTTTTTGCTCCTCACCGCACTTTTTGAAAAAGCAATCAAGTGGGCACTGCGCAGGTCGTACCGGGCGGGACAATCGGCAGGCGTAACCTTAAAAAATATAGGCCCAACGGATATCGTCTTGAATGATATTTCACGTCTTCCCCACACCAGAAATCAAGTCGAAGCGTTGATAAAACGATTTCGACGGGACGTATTTTTTCAAAAGATAAGAGGCGCATCGGTATGAGCGCCGCCAAAGTCATTGAGTTTGAAGAACTGCAACGGATCACTGGCTATACGCGGCGAGCAGACGTTGAGAAGGTGTTACGCGGGGAAGGGATAAGAATATTCCTAGGAAGGAAGGGTCCTTGGACCACTGTTGACTTGGTGAACCAAGCAGGTGGGCTCAAGCCTATTGATCAAGAAAAGTATGACGTGGATATTGTATGAAACGAGGAAGGAAGCGCCAGCACAACCCGAACATCCCAAAATACATTGATCAGACCGCGATTCCCCGCGATGTCTATTTCGATCACCGGGGTTCGGGCCGCTGGTACACGTTATACTTCAATGAGGCAGGCCGACGCCAACGCACAAATCTGTGCGCAGCAAACGTCACCCTCTCGGAACTGCATCGCCTCGTAGAAGAGCGTAGCGGCGTGGATCGCGATAGCCTGCAATACCTGTGCGATGAGTTTCACAGAAGCCAGCAGTTCAAGGAACTTACAAAGAAGACTCAAGACGACTACTGCTACTCGCGTGACGTCCTGCTGGTCTACCCCACAAAACTGGATAAACCCTTGGGCGAGCTCGCCGTGAAGAAGTTTACCCCGGCAATGGTCCAGCGGATCATTGACAAGATCGCCGAAGGTGGCACACCGTCGAAAGCCGCACACGGACTGCGCTACTTGCGCCGTCTGATGCAGTGGGGGCGAAATCGTGGGTTTGTGACCGACAACCCGGCCAAAGGCATTGAGGCACCCAAGGAGAGGAAGCAGCGCCGCCTGCCAGACTCAACCGTAATGGTCGATCTGATCAAGTTCGCCCACCAGCAGGGACAGCTCAAGCGAGGCGAGAAAGGCGCGTGCTCGCCATACCTGTGGTATGTGATGGAAATTGGTTATCTGTGTCGCCTGCGCGGAATCGAGACTATCACATTGACCGACGAGAACGAGTTGGAGGAAGGTGTGCTCACCAACCGCCGGAAAGGCAGCCGAGACAACATTGTGAGGTGGACACCGCGTCTGCGTGCGGCTTGGGATGCAGCGAAGTTCGTCAGAACAGAGACGTGGCGAAATCTAAAGAAGCCGGTTCCTTTCCGGGCAGATCAGCGTTTTCTGATCGTTTCCGCCAGCGGCGGCCAGCTATCCAAATCAGGACTTGACACTGCTTTCCAGCGGCTTATTGCTCAAGCCATCGACAAAGGTGTCCTCACTGAGGCTCAGCGGTTTGGAATGCATGACTTCAAGCGCAAGGGCATTACGGACACCCTCGGCACCCGAGCGGACAAGCAGCAGGCTTCCGGCCACAAGGATGAGTCGATGATGGACGTCTACGACCTGAGCTTGCCCATCGTGAATCCTGCGGCGGAGTGACTAATCATCAACTCCGGGCTCGTCGTCATCAACGGGCACATCACCGATATCGGGATGCTCTGCCGCCGGCCGCTCCGGCTGCTTCCACCAAGCCGGAACATTGACGACCGGCTCCTGAGTGATCGTACTGATCATTCTCACAAGGTCGTATGATCTGACACCATCGACATGCTCTCCCAAGCTTGCAGCTGTGTTCGCCCACATTGGATCAAGCACAAAGTCGATACCGTTCGTGCGCGCCAGCTTAGCCGCTGGGACGAAGTCGGAATCGCCTGCAATCAATACAATAACATCTGCTAATTTGTTCAATGCAAGTGTGGTTATATCCATTCCAAGCTTGATGTCTACAGCTTTTTGGTCGATGTCAAAATGAAAATCGTCATTGGTAATGTTCTCCCAGATTTTCCTGCCTGCCAACAAATCATCAAGTGAGTGATCGTTGAGTCTCCAGCGACCGCTTTTGGAGAGCTCACCTAAACGCAGAGCGGTTTTGCGGCTTTTCTTGAGCCGATCGTGTAGCTCGCCGCGCACCTTGTAGGGCGGGTGCTCCTTGAAGTTGATTTGGCCTGGTGTTCGGTGCCCTTGCGGGGCAATCGGATAGCGGACCTGTTTGTCATTCGGCGGACAGTCGTAATAGTAAATCCGGTAGAGCTCCCGCTGCAGCGCTCTGCGATCCTCAATGTGCTGCTTCACAAGCAAATGAACAATGGTGCTCAGTTGGTCGGCGGTGAGGAGGAGATCACGACGGAAGTACTTTCTGGTGAAAAAACGCACGCGCTCAAAAAAGAAACCGCCGTCCACCAAAACCGCTGTCCGTTTTTTCATCACTTTTCCTTCGGGCAAAAAAAAGCTCAGGACTGCCGAGCAGGTTCTAAACATTGCCTGCGAGCTGTACTGAGCTGTTGGTCAATTTTGATCAACGTTGACACGCGCGTCAACCCCGAATAACTGGAAATCACCAGAAATCACCAGAAATCATCGGAAATCATCGGTAGCCAAGCGGAAAATCCCAAGGCTCAGCAGGCTTATCCACTGGAGCGTAGCCAAACAGTGCGACTGAACGTGCGCCTATTCTTACGTACAATACCCCAGCACGCCCCCGGCGGCGGAGGCGCTAAGCCTGAGCTTCGCGTACAATAAACTAACCTAAGCTAATGATTTCTCTACCTAAGNGTAGGTCCCGGGTTCGACTCCTGGTGCCGGCACCATATAAATCAAGGGCTTGCAGCGATGCAGGCCCTTGTTTTTTGTCCCGCACGTAACAACGCACGTAATAAGCCGTCCAGAACGGTGCGCACCAGGGCCAGCGGGCATCCTGAATTCGATCGGTTATGGGTAGTGATAGCCTCATAAATTGAGCCTCACGAGGATGTGTGCACACATGTCTGCCACACACCCTACACACGGGAAAAAATTTTCCGGTGCATACCTAAAAAGTGCGTCAGAAGTGTAAGTGAGATTTTTAATCTCTCTAAAAGCCTTATATATCAATGCCTTAGCATGCAAATCTAACCGTAAGCGGACTGTCAGAAAGGCGTAAGCGCAGGACAGTTTGTGACTGTAAGTGAGCATGACTGTAAGTAACTGATTTTAAAGGATATTTTTCAACACTTTCTCTCGCTTACACTTTTTGACGACTCGACTGTAAGTGAGGATCCCCAATGATTACGGGGGGTTCAGGGCTTTTTCTAGCTCACTTACACCACTTACGCGTCAGGAGGGGGTATACCTGAAAAATGTTTTCAGTAGCCCGCCTGGAATTCCCCTCCAAACCAACCTCGCCTCACATCGCTGACCGGAGAACCCATGCCGAAACCCAGTGCCCGCGCCCCTATTCCACAAATCGAGATAATCAAGAAGGGTGGCCAATGGGAGGTTCACTGGGATTATCAGGAGGGGCCCGCGAGCTTGGTGTTGTTCAACCGTGCCGAATATCCGGCGTTTTTCAAGGTAGTTGTCGCGTCAACCGTCTAACTAT